CCTATCATCGGTTTAACAGGATCTGGTTATTGGGACTTTAGAGAATTTGGTGGATTAAAAACTGACAAATCAAACAATACTAATCAAAGTGATGTTAACTTTGTTGTTCCAAGTACAGCAGATGCTGCAAACATGTATACGGTAATAGCAGAATTTAAGAAATTATATTAGGAAGGTAGCAGATGGCTAATACTACTTCCGGAACAGTAACGTTCGACAAAACATTTGCTGTTGATGAAATTATTGAAGAAGCATACGAAAGACTTGGCATACAAGCTAGTTCTGGATATCAATTAAAAACAGCAAGACGATCTCTTAACATTCTTTTTCAAGAATGGGGTAATAGAGGTATTCACTATTGGGAAGTAGGTGAAGCTAATATAGATGTAATTGAAGGACAAGCTGAGTATACTTTTTATAGAGCAAGTGGTGACGGTACAAGTGCTGTTACAAATCCTGCTGATACTTATGGTGTTGCAGATGTTCTTGAAGCTACATTAAGATCTAACAGAACACAAACTACACAAACAGATTCTTCTTTAACAAAAATTTCTAGAGCAACTTATTCTGCATTATCAAGTAAATTATCAAAAGGAACACCAGCACAATTTTTTGTTCAAAGGTTTGTAGACAAAACTACAATAACAGTTTACCCAACAGCAGATTCTTCTAACGCATCTAAAGACATACATTTTTATTATTTAAAAAGAATACAAGATGTAGATTCTACATATACAGATGCAACAGATGTTCCATACAGATTCGTACCTTGTATGGTTTCAGGATTAGCTTTTTATTTAAGTCAAAAAGTAAATCCGCAGTTAACACAAACAATGAAGTTATTATACGAAGATGAATTAGCAAGAGCACTATCTGAAGATGGTTCTGCTGCTAGTACATACATAACTCCTAAAAATTATTATCCAAACATATGACATTAATAACTAAAGGAATGGGAGCAGTAATAAAATCTTTAAAAGGAACAGGTAAAAAAACCAAAGGCCATATGGAAAAAGATCCTAATGTTAGAAAAGGTATAGCTATGGGATTAAAAAGTATGAAGAAAAAAAGATTTATTGGTATAAAAAGTAAAAAAATACCTCATGATTTAACTCACTTAAAAGGAATATTAAAGGATTAATGACAAATAAATATCACAGACAAAATTTTTTAGGCGGTAAGTTAGTTCAAAAACTTATAACTTCTAAAGCAAAAAAAGCAGATCAACTTTTAGGTTTTGTAACAGAAACTAAAAAAATGACATTGCCAAAAAAACTTAAAGATCCAAAATTTAAAATGAAATTTACAACAAAAGGTAAAGCTAAAGAATATGACAAAGAGGTACTAGAACCAGAAGATTATATTGATATTCAAAATATGAGTAATAATCAGTTAAAAAAACAAATTAGAAAATATGGTTATATAGTTGGAACTAAAAATAAAAAATTAGCTGAAAGAGCACGAAGAGGTGGTTTTACTGGAAAAAAAATAATAGATAAGGGTAATAAAAAATAATGGCAATAGGAAAATACGCAAAAGCAATATCAGATAGATCAGGATTTGAATTTCCATACAATGAAATGGTTAGAGAATGGAATGGTTCGCTTGTGCATAAATCAGAATTTGAAATTAAACATCCACAATTAGAATTAGGAACACATGCTGCAGATCAAGAAGGTTTAATGAATGCAAGACCAGATAGAGTAGAAAATTCTGTTGCAACAATATTAAAACCAAACCCATTTGAAACTATTGCAGCTTCATCAGGAATTATAAATGTGTCAGAACCATCACACGGTAGGTCAACAGGCGATACTGTACGATTTAGAGGATCACCTTCTACTGCTGGAACTTTTGCAAATCCTGCATCATTTGATGGTATAACAGGAGCAAACGTTGCAAAAGCCGCTGGTTATTCTATAACTATTGGCAAAAGAGATTCAAGTGGTAATATAACTAGCACAGCAGATTTCTATCACTTTACTGTAGACACAAACACTGCTACAAGTGGTAGTACATCAGGAGGAGGAGAGAATTGCTCGGCAGGTCCGGCAACTCTAACAGCATAATGGCAGGATTAAGTGCATCAGGACTAATAACACAAATAAGAAGCTACACAGAAGTAGATAGCACTGTATTATCAGATTCAGTTGTAGAAAATATTATTTTAAATGCACAATATAGAATTTTTAGAGATATACCAATTGATGCAGATAGAAAAACTTCTACAGGTAATTTTACAGCCGGAACAGGTTCTGTAACTGTACCAGCAGGAGCTGTATTTATTAGAGCAGTGCAAGTTTATACTGCAACTGGGTCTACTTATACTGGTGCAAATACATATTTAGAAAAAAAAGATTTAACATTTTTAGAAGAATACATTTCAGCAACCACATCTACTGGCACACCAAAATATTATGCTATGTTAGATACAGGAGCAACTGGAGAAAGCTCATCAAACTCTGGATCTATTGTTGTGTCACCAACACCAAGTGGGACGTTTGCTTACAAAATACATTACAATGCAGTCCCAACATTATTAGAAAATAATGATACTAATTATATTAGTATGAATTTTTCAAATGGTCTGTTATATTGTTGTTTAGCAGAAGCTTATGCTTTTTTAAAAGGACCTATGGATATGTTACAACTATACGAAACAAAATATAAAGAAGCAGTGCAATTATTTGCTGCAGAACAAATTGGAAGACGAAGAAGGGATGATTATACTGACGGTACTGTTAGAATACCTATTCAGTCACCACCACAATAGGAATTAAATTATGGCATCAACATATACAACACTTGGTATAGAAAAAATGGCAACTGGCGAAAATGCCGGTACATGGGGAACAAAAACAAATACCAACTTAGACATTGTTAACACAGCTATTTCTGGTTATGCAACACAAGCTGTAACCAGTGGCGGAACTACAGCATTATCAATTACAGATGGCGCAGCTACATCCGTAGCACAAAACGCAGTTATAAAATTAACAGGAACAATAACAGGAAACTCTATTGTAACTGTACCAGATTCTGTAGAAAAAGTTTACATTGTAACTAATGGCACATCGGGTGCATACACTGTTCAATTTAAAACAGCATCAGGAACTGGTATTACTTTTGGTGTATCAGAAAAAACTACAAGATTAGTTTACTCAGATGGAACTAATATTGTCGATGCAGGATTTAGTGGAGCATCTGACATGGAAGGAAGAGAATTAGTTTTAGATGCAGATGGTGATACAAGTATTACAGCAGATACAGATGATCAAATAGATATTAAAATTGCAGGAGCTGATGATTTTCAATTTACAGCAAATACTTTTACTGCACAATCAGGTAGTACAATTGCTGCACAAGCATTAACTGCTACGACAGTTACAGCTAGCGGTATTGTAAAAACGGATGATACTACTGAAGCAACTTCTACAACAGATGGCTCACTACAAACTGATGGTGGTTTATCTGTAGCAAAAGATGCTGTTATTGGTGATGATCTTAAATTATTAAGTGACTCTGCAGTATTAAGTTTTGGTGCAGATTCAGATGTATCACTTACTCATGTTGCAGATACAGCTTTATTATTAAATGCTGCAATGAGATTACAATTCAGAGATTCTGGATTATACATAGGTTCAAATGCTGATGGCGATTTAGATGTAGTATCCGATGGTACTGCAGTTGATTCAATTAATATAGAATCAGCTGGCGGTATTACACTTGATGCAGGAACAGCAGGTAGTGGTATTATTTATGAAGATGATGGCACTGAAATGGCTCGTATTCATAATTCATCGAGCAATGTTATATTAGAAACAAAAGTTTCTGATGCAGATTTTTCAATTAAAGGTAATGATGGTGGTTCAACTATTACTCCTTTAACTTTTGATATGTCTGATGCTGGTAAAGCTACATTTAGTGGTAATGTAATTGTAACTGGAGATCTTACAGTATCTGGTGATGATATTACAATGGGTACAAACACTGCAGGTAATTTATTAGTTGCAGATGGCACAAACTTTAATTCAATAGCTGTAAGTTCATTATCAGAAATATCTACAGTTGCTAATGATGATGTATTTTTAGCAATAGATACTTCAGGTGGTGGTCTTAAAAAAATTGCAAGATCAGCTGTTGTATCTGGACTTGCCTCATCGGGTGCAATATCAAATTTAGTAGAAGACACATCTCCACAATTAGGCGGTGACTTAGATACCAACTCTGCAAACATTCTAATAGATGATGCACATTTTATTGCAGACGAAAATGGTAATGAACAAATAATATTTCAAACAACAAGTTCAGCAGTCAATCAATTTGATGTAACTAATGCTGCAACAGGTAATCCACCATCAATAAAAGCTACTGGTGGTGACTCTAATATTGATTTTAATATAAGCGCAAAAGGCACAGGACATGTAACTGTTTTAGGTGATACAAATCCAGGTGCCATTCAATTTAATTGTGAAAATAATTCACATGGTCAAATATTAAAAGCTCAAGCACACTCAGAAGGTGTTACAAATGTAATGACATTACCAGATGGTGCTGATTCAACTTTAGTATCTCTTGTTGCAACACAAACTTTAACAAATAAAACTTTAACAACACCTGTAATTGCAGAGATAGATTCTAGTGCTGATATTACTTTAGACGCAACTAATGATGTCAATATACCAGCTAATGTTGGTTTAACATTTGGTAATGATGCTGAAAAGATAGAAGGCGATGGAACAGACTTAACAATAACTGGTAATAATATTAAATTAACAGCAACAGCCGACGTTGTTTTAGCAGCTAACACAGGTTTAGTTTTAGATGGTTCTGGTGATGAGAAAATTGAATCAGATGGAACCGACATTTCAATTAGTGTTGGATCAAATGGAGATATAAACGTTCCACAAAACGTTGGAATTACTTTTGGTGATGATGGAGAAAAAATTGAAGGAGATGGAACAGATTTAACTATTTCTGCTTCTGCACTTGCTACTATTGACGCGGGCACAGATATTGTTTTAGATGCAGGTGGAGCAGATGTTATGCTTAAAGATGATGGCACAACTTTTGGTGCTTTACATAATTCTAGTGGTGAATTAGTAATTAAATCAGGATCTACACCTACAACAGCTTTAACTTTTAGCGGTGCCAATGCTACTTTTGCAGGAACTCTTGCAACAGCAGCAGGTGGTTTTAATATAGCTGGTTTAGATATAGATGGAGCAACAGATATAGGAGAAGCTATTGTAGATGCTGATTTATTTATTGTAGATAATGGAGCAGGGGGAACTAATAGAAAAGTAGCTGCTTCAAGATTAGTAACATATATAGACGCTAATTCCAGCGCTGCATCAGTAGGAAAAGCTATTGCAATGGCAATCGTATTCGGATAAAAGGAGAATAATATGGCAACACCAAATATAGTAAACGTAGCAACAATTAATGCTAAAAATGCAACAGGAGCAGTAACTACTTCAAGAGCAGTTGCAGTAGATGTATCTGCTGATAAAGTAGCAAAAATAAATACAATACTTATTGCTAATATCGATGGAACAAACGCAGCAGATATCACAATAGAAGTTAGTGTAGATAATGGTTCTAACTATGTTGCTATTGCAAGCACAATTTCTGTTCCAGCAGATGCAACATTAAGTTTTTTAGAAAATCCAATTTATTTAGACGAAACAGATCAATTAGCTGTTACAGCAAGTGCTAACAGTGATTTAACTTATTTCGTATCTTATGAAGAATTAGACGACGCGTAGGAGGTTTTATAATCTATGGCTGATAATGGCGGAATTATAGGACCAACAAATATACTTTCTAGTGGTGGAAATAAAGTCACTGTACAAACATCAAACGGTAACATAACTACTCAACCAGGCACTACACGTGCAAACATTGTAGTTGTTGCTGGTGGAGGTGGCGGAGCTGATTCTGGTGGAGGTGCTGGAGGATTAGTTTTTTTAGAAGGTGCAACCATTTGTGCAGCCACAGCTTATCCTGCCGTTATAGGTGGTGGTGGAAATGCTGGAGTTAATGGTCAACCTTCTTTTGGAACTGTTGGTAATGACTCAACTTTTTTTAGTTTAACTGCTAAAGGTGGTGGTAGAGGAACTTCTTCTAATACTGCTGGACAACCTGGAGGATCTGGAAGTGGAGCTGGAGGAACAGACGCAGGATCTAATTTAGCTGGAGGTGCTGCATCACAAGGATGCCAACCTGGTTTGTCAGGATCATGTGGTTTTGGAAACGCAGGTGGTGCTGCTATTAATAATGAATTAACTGCTGGAGGTGGAGGTGGAGCTGGAGGTGCAGGTGCACAAGGACCCACAGGAACTACTTCTGGTGTTGGAGGAAATGGAAAAGATTTATCAACTGCAGTAGGTACTACTGGAGGTGTATGTGGAGTTTTTGCTGGTGGAGGTGGAGGTGGTAGAATCTCTGTTCCAACTGGAGGAGCTGGTGGTCCAGGCGGAGGTGGTAATGCTGGTTCAGCAGGTACTACAAACACTGGTGGTGGCGGTGGTGGTATAAACGCTGGTTATTCTGCTGGTGGATCTACAGCAGGTGGTGCAGGTGGTCCAGGAGTTGTTGTTATAAAAGAATTAGATAGAGCTTCAGGTGTGTGGAATATTAATGAACATTTTTCAAAAGTAAAATGTGGTGAATGGCACAGATTTATAGCAACTTATTCAATTAATTATTTAGTAGTCGCTGGAGGCGGTGGTGGTGGTGGAAATGGTCCTCCAGGTTCTAATGAAAACGGTGGTGGTGGAGGTGCTGGTGGTTATAGAGCTTCTGGATATGGGCCTTCTCCATTACAAGGATCTGCTTTAACAATACCAGAAGGAAGTTATACAATTACAGTTGGAGGTGGTGGAACAGGTATGGCCCCTGGAGGCCCTACATCTTCTACTCAAGGAAATACTTCTACAGCTGGTTTTACAGATAATCCAATTTCATCAGCTGGTGGTGGTAGAGGTGGTGGAAATGTTAATGGTGCAGGATCAGGAGGATCAGGTGGTGGAGAAAGAGGTTGGGGACCAAGCACTCGTGCAGATGGTGATACACCTCCTACAGATCCACCTCAAGGAAATCCTGGAGGCCTTGGATGGTATGCACCTCACCCACCTCCTGGAGGAAATTCTGCTGGTGGTGGTGGTGGTGGAGCAACTGCAGCTGGAGCTGATACAAGTAACACTAGCGGAGCAGCTGGTGGAGCTGGAGCACCAAATACAATATTAGGACCTGATTCAACATACGCTGGTGGTGGTGGCGGAGATGGTCCAGGAGGAGCTGGTTCAGGAGGAGCTGGCGGTGGAGGTTCAAATTCTGGAGCTGGAACAGCTAACACTGGTGGTGGTGGCGGTGGAGGTAATCATAGTTCAAATGGTGGAGCAGGTGGTTCTGGAATTGTGGTAATTAGAGGGCCAAGTGCAATTACTTTTGTAGGTAGTCCTTGTTGTGCTTATACAGCATCTACACATCCAGGCGGTGATAAGATTGCTAAATTTACAGCGTCAGGAACATTGACTATAAGTTAAATTTAAATTATAAATAAATTTTTAAGGAGAAAATAATATGGCACATTTTGCAGAATTAGAATCAAAAACAGATCCAACAGGTTTTACATCTGATACACATTTAGTCGTAAAAAGAGTAGTAGTTGTTGCTAACGACGTTGTACCTTCTGACGAACATGCTGATGGTGAAACATGGTGTGTAAATTTTTTTAAAGGTGGAACATGGAAACAAACTTCTTATAATAATAATTTTAGAAAAAAATACGCAGGTATTGGTGATGTATATAATGCATCAAAAAATAAATTTTTAGCACCACAACCTTATGCTTCATGGGCATTAGATGGTAGTGATGATTGGCAAGCACCAATAACTTATCCATCAGTGGTTAATGATGGTGCAGATCCAGTTGTTTGGTTTTATAAAATTTCTTGGAACGAAACAAAATACAAAGCTGACAACGATACAGGTTGGGAAGCAACTAAATCAAACGACACAGCGGAAACACCAACAGTCTATAATTGGAATGGCTCAGCTTGGGTTTCCGAATAGGAGACTTAAATGGCCAGATCTAATGGCGGTATAATCGGTAAAAGAAATAAAACTTCTTTTGGAAAAAATACTGTCCAATCAAAAACATCTACAGGAAATTTATGCGCTACTCAGCCGGGAACTACACTTGTTGAAGTTTTAACTATTGCTGGTGGAGGTGGAGGCGGTGCAAATGCTAATGGTACTTTTGATGGCGGTGCTGGCGGTGGTGGTGCTGGTGGATACAGATCAACAGAAATAGATGTTTGTGGAGCTACAACTTATCCAGTGACAGTAGGTGGTGGCGGTGCTGGCGGTACTCCAAGTGGTAGTGCTAGTAATAGAGGCACTAACGGAAGTAATTCAGTAGCAGGTTTTCCATCAAACCCAATTACATCAACTGGTGGTGGAGGTGGTGGATCAACTGAATTTCCTGGAGGTGCTGGAAATAAACCTGGTTCTGATGGAGGTTCAGGTGGTGGAGGAGGATCACACGATAATCCAGGAAATGGAGGATGTGGTGGTTCAGGTAATACGCCTCCCGTATCTCCTCCTCAAGGTAATGATGGTGGAGATTCAGCTGGAAATCAAAGTTATGCTGGTGGCGGCGGTGGCGGTGCTGGTGCTGTTGGATCAGCATCTGCAGACACACCTAACGGAAATGGTGGAGCAGGTGGAGCAGGTGTTGCATCTTCTATAACAGGTTGCTCGGTTACAAGAGCTGGCGGTGGCGGTGGTGGTGGAAATAGTTGCGGTGGAGCTGCTGGATCTGGTGGAGGTGGTGTTGGTGGTAATGCACCAGGAAGTCCTCCATATCAAAGTGCAGGTTCAGGAACTGCAAATACTGGCGGTGGTGGTGGAGGTGCAGGTCGATGTGGTAACCCTGGTAATGCTGGTGGAGCTGGTGGATCAGGAGTAGTTATCGTAAAAGAATTAAATAAAGCAAGTGGTGTATGGAATTTAAAAACACATTACAGAAAATTAAGAGAATCAACAGTAACATGGCCTAAAAAATTATTAAGTTATAATTTAAATTATTTAGTAGTAGCTGGAGGTGGTGGAGCGTCTGGTGATATTGGTGGTGGAGGTGGAGCTGGAGGGTATCGTGCATCTGGTTATGGTCCTTCACCTTTACGAGGAAGTGCATTGCCATTTTCAAATTTAGAAGGTGGTGAAAGTTATGTTGTTACAATTGGTGGTGGTGGCGCTGGTGGTCAAGACGGACCTTCACCAGAACCACAATGTGGAGCAAATGGTAGTAATTCAGTATTTAATGTATGTGGACCTTCAGATTTAAGAATTACTTCAACAGGAGGAGGTTCTTCTAAAAAATTTCCAGGTAATGGAGCAACAGGAGGATCAGGTGCTGGAGGTTCTGCTAATACAGGATCAGGTGCTGCTGGTAATACACCACCAACAGATCCGCCTCAAGGTAATGACGGAGCAAATTCAGTTAATCCAGGTTCTTATAATGAAGCAGCTGGAGGAGGTGGTGGTGCAACTGCTGCAGGAAGTCAAGGAGTTCCAGCTGGTGGTGCTGGTGGTGCTGGTGCACCAAATAGTATTAATGGATCAGATGTAACTTACGCTGGTGGTGGAGGTGGAGGAACTGGATCTGCAAGATCTGGAGGTGCTGCCGGAGCTGGTGGTGGTGGAAAAGGTGGTGGTGGAGCATGTAACTCATGTAAATCTGCTGCTGGAACTGCTAACACTGGTGGTGGAGGTGGAGGTGGAGCTAGTTCAAATCCTACTGCTAACATTCCTTGTGCAGCTGATGGAAAAGCAGGGGGATCAGGAGTTGTTATTATTAGAGCACCTAGTGATGTAACGTTTTCAGTATCTCCTGGAACAAATGCAACATCAGTTCATCCTGGTGGTGATAAAATAGCTACATTTACAGTTTCTGGAACATTGACAGTTTCATAAAAATAGATATATTATTTTTATGGTGGTAAAAGAAAGAACATGCAATTAACAAATTATTATTGGTATTTTCAATCAGCAATTCCAGAGCGTATCTGTGATGACATTGTTCGTTATGGAAAACAATTACAAGATCAAATGGCAGTAACTGGTGGTTTTGGTAATGGTAAAAAATTAAATGCAAAACAAACAAAAGATTTAAAAAAGAAAAGAAACTCAGATATTGTTTGGATGAATGATAGATGGATATATAAAGAAATACAACCCTATGTTCATCAAGCAAATGCAAACGCAGGTTGGAATTTTCAATGGGACTTTAGTGAGTCTTGTCAATTTACAAAATATACTAAAGGACAATTTTATGATTGGCACTGTGATGGTTGGGACAAACCTTATTGGCGAGAAAACCAAAATGATCCGTCTCACGGTAAAATTAGAAAGTTATCAGTAACAGTTACATTATCAGATCCAAAAGATTATAAAGGCGGAGAGTTAGAATTTGATTTTAGAAACATGGACCCTGATAAAAAACCTAACATAAGAAAATGTAAAGAAATATTACCTAAAGGATCTTTAGTTGTGTTTCCTGGTTTTGTTTGGCATAGAGTATGTCCAGTTAAAAAAGGAACAAGACATAGTTTAGTAATATGGAATTTAGGATGGCCTTATAGATAATATGAAAAAGAAAAAAGAAAAATTAGAATTTCCAAAACAATTAAGTAGAGAAGATTTATTTCCTTGTCCTATATGGTATGGTGATGAACCTGGATTTGTTAATGAATTAAATAAAGCATCTGATCCATATATTGAAGCATCAAAAAAAAATTTAAAAAAAACAATAGATAAAAGAAATAAAAAATTTGGTAATAAAGGAGACATGGGACATGTGTTTCATTCGACAAGTTTAATAGGTGATCCTAAATTTAAAAAATTACAAGATTATGTAGGAGCAACTGCATATAATTTATTAATTGAAATGGGATTTGATTTAACAAATTATTCATTGTTTATTACAGAAATGTGGGTGCAAGAATTTCCTAAAAAAGGTGGTGGTAATCACACATTACATACACATTGGAATGGTCACATATCTGGTTTTTATTTTTTAAAAGCAAGTGAAGCTACTTCTATGCCGTTGTTTGAAGACCCACGTCCAGGTAATACAATGAATCTTTTACCAGAAGCAGATAAATCAAAAGTAACTTATGCATCATCACAAATAAATTATAAAGTAACACCAGGAAAAACTATGTTTTTTCCATCTTATATGCCGCATCAATATGTGGTAGATATGGGATATGAACCATTTAGATTTATACATTGGAATTGTCAAGCAATACCAAAGGTGGCCTTAAATGCAAAATAAAGATATGAAAAAAGCTGTTATAAAAACTTTACTAGAATCTAGTCCATTAAAAACTAAACCAAATTTTATAGATAATTTTATAAAATCTAAAATGCAATTGAAAGGAAAAAATGTCATTAAAAAAATCAGCGTTTCAAAAAAATAAATATAGTGTTTTAAAAGGAGCTATTAATAAAGAATTAGCAGATTTTGTTTTTGCTTATTTTTTAAATAAAAGAAATGTTGCAGGGTTTTTATTTGATAAAAAATACATATCACCATTTACAGAATATTGGGGTATATGGCATGATGAACAAGTTCCTAATACTTATTCTTGTTATGCTGATATAGTTATGGAAACTTTGTTGCAGAAAGTAAAACCTGTAATGGAAAAACACACTGGTTTAAAACTTTCTGAAACTTATTCTTATGCAAGAATTTATAAAAAAGGAGATGTGTTAGCTAGACATAAAGATAGATACTCATGTGAGATATCTACTACATTAAATTTGGGTGGTGATCCATGGCCAATTTATTTAGATCCAACAGGTAAAAAAGGACAAGCTGGTATTAAAGTAGATTTAAAACCTGGAGACATGTTAATATATTCTGGATGTGATTTAGAACATTGGCGAGAAGAGTTTACAGGCAAAGATTGTGCACAAGTATTTTTACATTATAACAAAGCGTCATCTAAAACAGCTAAAGAAAATCAATACGATAAAAGACCATTTTTAGGGTTGCCCGGTTACTATAAAGGCTTTAAAATACCTAAATAATATTGTATATAATAATATGGCGGGAGATTCCACCACACCATCTCCTGCCTTATTATTAAGGATTTTTATATGTTACAAAAAGTACAATTTGCTCCAGGATTTAATAAACAAGTAACCGCAACAGGTGGTGAAGGTCAATGGATAGATGGAGATAATGTTCGTTTTAGATATGGCACACCTGAAAAAATAGGTGGTTGGTCACAATTAGGTTCTGTTAATATAACAGGACGTAACACAGCCATACATCATTTTGTAAATGCTAATGGTATTAAGTTTGCAGCGTTAGGTACAAATAGAATATTGTATGCATATTCTGGTGGTATTTTTTATGACATACACCCAATTAAAGCAACCACAACATTAACAAATGCTTTTTCTACAACTAATGGATCAGCAACTGTTACAATAACTTTTGCATCAGCACATAATATAAATAAAGGTGACATTATTTTATTAGATAATTTTACAAGTATTACAGATTCTGATTTTACTTCTTCTAATTTTGACGACAATAAATTTCAAGTAACAACCATACCAACAGATACAACATTAACTGTTACAATGGCATCTAATGAGTCAGGTTCTGGTGCGTCAACATCTGGTGGTATTAGAGTTAAACATTATTATCCTGTAGGGCCAGCAGTTGAGGTTGCATCAACAGGTTGGGGTCTTGGATCATGGGGTGGTGTAGCACAAGGACAGTTTACATCTACATTATCTTCATCAATAAATGCAAGTGTAACAAGTTTAACTATGGCTAGTTCAACATCATTTCCATCATCAGGTACAGTGCAGATTGGAAACGAACTAATTACTTATACCGGAAACAGTGGTGGTACATTATCTGGTTTAACAAGAGGAGCATCCGGTACAACAGCAGCAACACACAGTTCTGGTGCAACAGTAACAGATGCATCAAACTTTTTTGCATGGAATGCTGCAGCTTCAGGAGATATTATAACAGCACCAGGTTTGTGGTCATTAGATAATTTTGGTAATAAATTAATTGCAACTATATTTGGTGGAGAAACTTTTGAATGGGATTCTGACCCAACAGGTGCAACAGGAACAAGAGCAACTATACTTGCAAATGCACCAACAGCATCATCATTTAGTTTAGTGTCAACACCAGATAGACACTTAATATTTTTTGGAACAGAAACAACTATTGGTACAGCTAGCACAAGAGATGAAATGTTTATAAGATTCTCGGATCAAGAATCTATTGATGAATCAACTTCTTATGCACCATCGGCTACTAACACTGCAGGTACACAAAGACTTGCAGATGGATCAAAAATTATGGGAGCGATTAGAGGACGGGATGCTATTTATCTTTGGACTGATACTGCATTATTTATTATGCGTTTTGTTGGTGCACCTTTTACATTTTCATTTCAACAAGTTGGTACAAACTGTGGATTGATAGGAAAGAATGCAGCTGTAGAGGTTGATGGTACTGCGTATTGGATGTCAGAGAATGGTTTTTTTAGATACACAGGTAAACTAGAATCATTACCATGTTTAGTTGAAGATCATGTTTATGACGATATTAATACAATACCTAAACAACATATTAATGCAGGACTAAATAATTTGTTTGGTGAAGTAATGTGGTTTTATCCTAACTCTGGATCAGGAACTGTTAACCGTATGGTTTGTTATAATTATCTTGACTCAACACCTGATAGACCAGTTTGGACCACAGGAACATTAGCTAGAACAGCTTGGCAAGACTCTGCTGTATTTGGTAAACCTCATGCAACAGAATACGATGACGATGGTACAACAGCAACAACTAATAAAGATCATGTTATTGGTTGTACTGATGGTATATCTACATACTATGAACACGAAAAAGGTTTAGATCAAATTAAAGAAGGTGCAACCTCTTCTATTACTGCAAACATACAATCAGGAGATTTTGATATAGGTAATCAAGGATTACAAGGTGACGGTGAATTTATGATGAAAATTAGAAGAGTGCTACCAGACTTTTTATCACAAACAGGAGATAGTGTTGTTACATTAAATTTAAGAGACTTTCCTAATCAAACACAAGCTAGTTCATCACTTGGACCATTTACTATAACAAGTAGTACAAAAAAAATAGATACACGAGCACGTGCAAGATCTATATCTTTAAAAGTATCTAATACTAGTACAAGTCAATTTTGGAAACTTGGTACATTTAGATTAGATATACAACCGGATGGTAGAAGATAATGGCTAGAATTGTACAAGCACTAACACAACCCAATAAAGAATATGATCAACAAATACAACAATCATTTGTAAGAGATGTTGATAGTATTGTACAAAAATTAAATACAACATATCAACAAGATTTAAAGGACGAGTCAGAAGCGGAGGCATACTTCTTTGGCTAATACATTTACAAATAAAAAAGTAGATTTAACGTCTACATCTGCTACAACATTATATACTGTACCATCAGCTACAACAGCTATTATAAAATCAATATTAGTATCTGAAGACTCAGGCAATGCAGATACAATAACCGTGACTATTACAGATACAGCCGATGCTGTATTTAGTTTATTTAAAACTAAAACAATATCTTCTAATGGGACCACTGAACTATTAACAGCGCCCCTTGTATTGGAAGAAAGCGAAGTATTAAAAGTAACAGCTGCTACAGCAAATAGATTACATGTAGTATTATCTGCTCTAGAAGTTCAAAAAAGAACTGTTACAACATAGCTTGATTTACTTGACAAAAACAAGTAATATAAGAAACCCACAGGTTAAAATCCTGCTTTTAAACTAACTTAAAAAATATATGAAAACAGGATTAGAATCATTAGATACAGGCGCACCAAAAATTACCTATTCAGGTAATGAAGGACCTAAAGCACCGCAACAAATGCAAATGGCTGGGTCTGATAGATACTTTAAAATATTAGAATTTAAAATTAATGAATTAGAAGGTGAACTTGGTAGAGATTTAACTGACGAAGAGTATGAAGCAGTAAGTAAAGAAGCTTACGAAGAATTAAGTTCTGGTGCTAGAGCACCACGAGGAATTGAAAGTATGAAAATGGCTAGTTATAGACCAGGTGAATATTCAGAAGATGAAATAGAAATGTACGAACAGTACAAATACGACATGAATGAACAAAAACCTGGAATGCCTATTATGGATATCGATGAGTTTTTAAGACAGGAATATGGTCAAGGCAGAGTTGATGTTGCAGACGGTGGTGTAATGCAACTTGTTAAAAAAAATGCAGATGGTTCAAGACCAGGTTATCGTGGACCAGGTGGATATCAAAGTGGAAAATCAGATCCAGTTAGTAGATCATCAGGTGTAGGAGGACAAAGTCCAAGAACAGGACCTGGTAATAAAACTCAAGCTGGTGGATCACAAACATCTCCTGGCAGTAGTATTAGCGGTGATGACCGAAGAGAACAAGTAAGTGTTGCTAGAACTCAAGGAAAAGATGTACCAACAACTGCACAAATAAGAGACATAACTACTGGTGGACCTGATACAAGTAAAACAGTTTTTGAAGAAAATAAAGACTTAACAAAAAAGTTTATAGACGAAAAAATAAATTATCCAAGATTTACACCAGCAGTTTTAAAATTTTTAGCTGACGCTTCTAGAAAAAAAAATAGAGAATATTTTGTAAATAACGTTTTATATTCAGGAAACATTCCTTTAGACGACGAAGATTTTGATATAGACCT